TATCAAGTGAAATGTGGCTTTCATCCCACACGCAAGCGTGTGGGATGAAAGCCACAAATTTATAACACGAGTTTTAGAAAAGAATTCTTCTAATTGTTTCTATTATTTAGGTAATACTACAAACATATAGTTTTCATCACCCATATCAAGTTTGAAATAATAATCACCTACCTGATTAGGACCATCCATTGAATCTGCGAGTAATGAAAGCCATTCTGTTGAGGAATTATCTTCTTCTGATAAAATTCTTAACAAGACGATAGCCCATAAATAGAAATTAGCTCTTTCTACACTTGTATCAGAACGACATGCAATTGTCACTAGTTTATGATTATCTAGAGAATACAACAAAATATACTTAATATCTTTTGTGATTCCATTATCCTTGATATCATACACAACACCTAGATTTTCACTTGAACAAAGCATAGAATTAATTGATACATCATATTTTGAAGAATAAGAGTCTTGCATTTCTTATTTACTTCAGTTAAATCATCTTTATAAGGTCCTTCATTAAGGAAATCACTTTAGATAATTTAAAACAATTATTCATTAAACAGTTATAATTTACATTGACAAAAAAAGACACCAACTTTGTGGATGTTTAGTCCTTAAGTTGATGCCTTTGAATTCTTACTGATTCAATTATTTTCCAAAATATCTATCTAATAAACCTTTTTATGCTTTACCATGTCTTGCTTCATCTCTTGCCATTTCATGAACTGTATCATGAATTGCATCTAAGTTTGCAACCCAAAAAATCGCGTAAAATCAAGGTTTTTTTATAGAAAGTGACAATAATTTTAGTGACAATGCCACACTATTTTATATTCCTAAAATTGCAAACTGACAAAGAAAGTCACCAAAAAACACAAAAAAAGGAACATAAAGGAGGAAACAATTATGCCACGATCTAAAAAATCTTATCCAGGGGTTTTCCAAACGGATGACGGCAATTTCGGTTATCGTTTCGTTGTCACTGTAAACGGTCACCAAAAGACAAGAAAAAAAGTTAAAGATGAAAACGGGAACCCATTCAAAACGAGGATACAGGCCGCTAACGCCCGCGCCGTCGATATTGAAAAGACGAAAGCCGGAGTAATTGACAAGCCTGTGTCGTTTCCAAAAGTAACCGTGTCTAAAGTATACACCGACTACAGGAAAAACGGAACCACCGGAAAAGCATACACTACGTTATTGAAACAGGACTCTCTCTGGGAGAACCACATCAAGGAAAAATTCGGGCGCCGCATTATATCGAAAATTACGGCAGCAGAGATTGATGATTTTCTATCAGACCTATATTATAAGGAAGGGTATTCTTACGGATACGTTGAAAGCTTTATAAAGTTTTTCTACCTATTATATGGGCAGGCTTTCACCAGAGGATATATAAGCGCGGATCTTTATGCCCGCATGACGAAATCGAAATCTTCAAAGATTCATATGCCTAATAAGAAAGTCGATGAAGATGACGACATACGCTTCTTTAATGAAAGCCAACTAAATACCCTCGATGAATATTTTCATGGGACCAACGCAGAAACAGCCTATATGCTGGGCCGTTATTGTGGCTTACGCATCAACGAGTGCTATGGGCTGAAATGGGACCACGTAGACCTGGACAACGGCACAATTAGAATTGACCGACAAATGCAGTACCAGGAAGGGCTGATAAAGCTAGTTCCTGTGAAAACGAGAAATGGCGTCAGGACCATTTTTATTCCAGATGTGCTAGTCCTATATCTTAGAGAATTAAAGCAGAAGATAGACGGACTCGAAAATGAAGCGGAAAGAAAGCAGAATCAGACAATGATTATAGACATAGACGGAAAACAATTTTCTTCTCTTTCTCTCGTCAATTGCCAGTTAAACGGGAAAATACAAACGAACAATTCTATGAAATACCATAGCAGGAAATTAGCGGGAGAGGGCTTAGATTTTAAATATCACTGGCTGCGCCATACATACGGAACAATGATGGCTGCGATGAATACGCCGGAATATCTGCTTTGTTCGCAGATGGGGCACGCTAGTTCACAAGTTACTCACAAGTATTATGTGGCCCTCAGCAAGCCTGGTATTGACGTTTTACGCGACCGCCTTAACAAGTTATAGCGTAATAAGAAAAGTGGCTGTATCGGGCTGATTTTGCGTTCTGCGTTGTACTGTATCGCGCAAGTGTACTCTATAAAGTTGAACACTTCAAGCGCGCGATATATACTCAATACGTACCTGCGCACTTTTGGAATTAGTGCATCTATAATTTACGCAAAAAACCCCGGGGAATTTATCCCCGGGTTTCTTGTTTTTAAAGCAGTTTGTTTACTTCTTTCTGTACTTTCTTATAGTTATATCCCGCTGCTTCAAGCTTTTTCTTACGATCTGCACCGTTGCCCCACTTGCCATTGATTACCTCTTTAGCAATTGCTGCATAATTAACGCTTGAAGAACTACCGCCAAGCATTTCATTTACACGTTTCTGCACGGCATCGTATTTATCGCCTAGCGCCTTCTTACGTGCGTCACCTGAACCGAACTCGCCAGCGATAACACGTCTTGCCAGTGCGTCAATGTCAACGTTTGAAGAAGAACCACCAGCCAATGAATTAACTTTAGCCTGTACCTCTGAATAGTTATATCCAGCCGCCTCTAGCTTTTGTTTTCTTGCGTCACCATTACCCCACGCACCAGCTAACACTTCTTTAGCAATCTCTGAAACTGATTTCTTAGCAGGGGCAGAAGCTGTCCCGTTTAAGATTTCATTAACTCTTGCCTGCACGGCATCGTATTTATCGCCTAGCACCTTCTTACGTGCGTCACCTGAACCGAACTCGCCAGTAATAACACGTCTTGCTAATTCGTCGATTGTTCCCGATACGCTAGGAGTTGAACCACCGCCTGGTGCTGTATTGCTGCTATACTTTGGAACAATGAATCCTCTAATATATCTGCCGTTTACAGATAATTCACGGCGGGCAACCTTTCTTCCCTTATTGCCTTCAATAACATGAATAACACCGCCGGATGTGTATTCTACAACACCGACATGATCTGGATTTCCTGTATTGTCTCCAGCGCCGGAATCCTGCCAGTCATAAAGAATAATATCCCCACCCTGTGGAACATAACCATCGTTTTCAACCCAGATTCCTTTAGCCTTTGCGCCTTCGATCATATAATGGCATGATACCTCAAGTGGAACCGCGTCTGTGTTACCAGTTGCAATAGCAGCAGCACTAACAGTGCCAGCGCACCACTCGTCGGAGTACTGCAATTTATAGCCTCTTGCCCTTGGTGTGTGTGAATTGTAAATGTCGATGACCTCTCTGAATGATCCGTCTGCCTCATTCTTTCCAATCCAGGATTGCATTTTAGCAACCATTGCCTGTCTACTTCCCATTTCATTGCCTCCATTTCCAGCATTTTCTGCGTTATCGTATGATGTAAGATTGTAAAGCTTAATAATCTGCATAAGACTATCAACGTATGTAGAACTTGTGGCGTAACAATCGTTTCTAATGGTCTCAATGTATTTTTGAGGGTCTGTAATACCTTTCAGGTTTTCATATCTTGAAAGCTGGATAAACTCAAAATATCCCTTGACCCCGTTTTCCATGCTGTCATATACGCGAAAGTTATCTTTAATAGTTGTAAGAGTGCCCGCTGTGTACTCTTCCTGCGTTGTCATATTAACGCTGGGGCCCGTCCATTTTGTGCCGCACTTCATACCAAAATAATTGTGATAATCGGCAGCAAGTTTGCTTTTGCCCCATCCACTCTCTAAAATCGCCTGGGCGATAATAGGACTGTGAACACTGATTCCGTATGAACTGGCATACTTCTTCACATATTTCGCAATATCGCTAACAAATTTATGTTTATTTGCGTCTAATAGCATGATCTCATTCCTTCTTTCTCTTTGTGTAATAACATATATAAAAATGTATATAAAATAAGGGACAAAACCAGCAATAAAAATAATACCTGGCCTTGTCCCTTTTTTAGACCTAAATTTAGAGATATACCTAAATTTATCCCTATTTCTAGGTCTAATTATTGGGTAATTATTCGTCCCCGTTTTCGTCCCCTGCATTGTCCCCGTTTTTGTAATTAATATTAGAGACCATTAACACCGCACCGAGGAAAGCCCCAACAGCTGTGATAGTCTGTGCGATTGCGTCTGCGTATGGTAAATCCCATAATGGGAAAACAGAAGCAATGAAAGTAGAAGCTGCAGGAAGTACAATAATTGCAACCCATTTCAAAATGTCATAAATTTTATTGTTCATAATAATGAACCTCCTTGTTATTTATTATTAATGCCCATGTCTTCACGTAAAAGCGAACTGTCTTTTTCTCTTGCGCCTTCATCTGATACAACGGGCAATGTAATACAATATTTATATCCGGCCTCTCCGTCTCCGTTCCCTCCGAGTGAATTGTACGGAACAAAAATTGCGTCCAACGTTGCCTTTTCTTTTAGCGTGATAGCCTGACGCCTTGCAATTTTATCCGTCATAAACACCAGCTTGTCATGCCCTATACCAATAAGAAGCTGTTTAATTCCGTCGTTTTCTTTTCGAGTCTCGACCAGGATTTCATTTAATTTCTTAATCGTTTCATCATGCTTTTCTAGTCCGTCTTTTAATTCTTGATAACGGTTGTCGCTTTCGTCGTTTTTCTTATCATGCCTTGTGATTAGATACTGAATGAATGTGAAGAACGCCCCGGAACTGATCACCGCTATAATTACATCCTGTGTCAAAGGCTACACCTCCTTCCAGCCGTATACACCAGGGGCCCATACGTTGTTATCGATCGTAGATTCGTATGTTTTCCCGTTGTACGTTACACGGTCACCTTTCATATATGGGTTAGTACTTCCTGGCTGTTCCCAGTCAGGGATTTTACTTTCATCAGGTATAAGAACCTTTGCAAAAAGAGATACGGCTGCGTCAGGTGTCCATGTTGCCTGGCTAGTGTGTGCTTGTAGTACTTTATACAGCACGTCGTTATATTGGACCCTATCATTTACAGCATAGCTTGCCCCAGCTTCCCATAGTGGGAAAATCTCTGGGGCTTGCAAAGCCTCTGCATCGGAAAGTCCCGCTGCAGCTTTCTCGATGATTGGGCGTAAGCGTTTCGCTTTTTCTAAAAAGTAATTTGTTTTATTCATCGCCAACACCTCCCACGAGAACGTCGTAAGCAGCAGCTTTTTCTTTTATTGTCTGCGCCTCGTCAATATATCTGTCGGTTTCTGTATATGTTCTATTAACACCTGGCGGATCTATAGCCTGGACATAATCGCCCTCTGGAACTCCGCCATGGATGTAAAAGCCTTCATCAGAATATGTCTTAATCGAACCATTTTCTAATACTTCTGTTTTAATCATCGTTTACACCTCCATATATATGTCAGGAAATCGCCTCAATAACAGAGGCGTAATTACTCCAGTTAGTCGCTGTTTTGTATGTTTCGACCATAGAAGGATCGACATAAATTTTACCTGTGCCGTTGGCGATAGGGGTATCACCAAATACATTTGAATCTTCAAGTTTAATCAAAGCAGCCCCTCTTATTGTTAATTTTGATAATTTTTCATTTCCGGAAAATGCCTGCATGCCTATACTACCTACATTTTCATTCAAAGAAATATCTATTTCTTCGCAATTAACATCCCTACAAAATGCGCGTATACCGATTGTTTTTACATTACCGAGAGTAACTTTTTTTAATTGAGAAACACCCTCACATGCGCTTTGACCAATAGTTATTGCTTTTGGCAAGTACAATTCAGTAATTCCATGGGCATCTTCTAAAGCGTTACTACCTAACGTTTCTACATTCTGTATATTTATTTTAGACAACATGTTGCAGCCCGCGAACGCTAATGAACCAATAGTTGTTGCATTTGGTAAATACACCTCTTGTAATTTATAACAATAAGAAAAGCAAACACTACTTACTGATGTAACATTTGGTAAATACACCTCTTGTAAATTATTACAAGAATAAAAGCAATATGAACGTACTAATGTAGCATTTTCATCTCTAACAGATGTAACATTATAACTTAACAGGTCGGCATATTTTTGAAAGCTATCAAGTGCGCTAGGAATATCTCCAGCTTTAATCATTTCAGTTGATCCTAACTTGTTTCTAAATGCATCAGTAATAGCTGTCCATGTTGCTTTTGTCATATAAACCAAGTCTGCCATATCTACACCCCCTTACATTCCAGTACTTTCTGCGTTGGTAAATTGTGCCAACACTTCGTTTGTGATCAAAGCTTTGTCTGTATCTGTTAAAGTATAAGCTGGCCCCTGTTTTCCTGTGTCACCTTTTGCCCCGTCATTGATTGTTGCGATTGCGACACCGTCAACTTTTACGGTTGTTACAGTTCCGGCTTTTGTTGCTGTCACACTCGGTGAGTGACCTGTAGCCCCTGTTTCACCTCTTTCTCCGGCGTTGACTGTAGCAATAGCTACACCATCAACTGAGATTGTTGTTGCTGTCCCAGCCTTTGTTGCTGTTACACTTGGGGAATGTCCAGTAGCACCTGTGGCCCCGTCTGAGATTGTAGCGATGACGTTTCCATCTAGTGAAAACTTTGTCTCTGTGCCTTTTCTAGTTGCCGTAATAATAGGGGAGTGTCCGGCTTTACCAGGAATACCCTGAGGACCCGTTTCCCCATCGTAGATAGTTGCTGTCGCTTTACCATCTATTGAAAGTGTTGTTGCATTGCCTGCTTTTGTTGCTGTGACAGTAGGTGAATGTCCGTCTTTACCTGCGACGCCTGTGGCCCCGTCTACTCCGTCGTTAATTGTTGCAATAGCTGTCCCGTCAACCTTTACAGTTGTAACTGTCCCGGACTTCGTAGCTGTAACACTCGGTGAGTGGCCATCTTTTCCGGGAATACCACGAGGGCCTGTCGCCCCGTCTACCCCGTCATGAATATCAATAACTTTCACGCCGTCGGCGTAAATTGTAACTGTCGCCCCTTCTTTAGTTGCTGTAATTTTTGGAGTATGCCCATCAATACCATTCTTACCACCAGCAAGAGTAGCAATAACAACCCCATTGGATAAAATCTCTGTATTATCTCCAACAACTCGTGCTGTGATCTCTGGTTCTGGGCCTCGATCACCTGCTGGGCCTCGTTCCCCATTGTAAACTTTCGCCTTAGTCGTTCCAAACGGATCTGTAATATAAATTGTTGCCCCGTCTTCGTCCTGTGTAACCTTAGCGCCAACATCAAATTTTACAGCGTCAACAATGCGTCCGCATTCTTCTGCATATGCGCGGCACGCTTCTCTGTAAGTAATAATATCGTCCGGGACTTCGATATAGTCACCATAGATATATCCAGTTCGATCGTTACAGATATAAAAAGTATTTGTGCCTTTTGTTTTTTCTGTCTCGCTATTACTGAATACAAGTCTAATAGGACAAACATCTTTTTCATTAAAGATATCTTTATCAATGATGGCAGCAAAACCGCTTTCATTAGCAAAAAGCTTAACAACATTATTGTCAATCAAAGCGATATGCGTATCGAAGTCTGTTGTCTTATCGTCTGTAAAGATAACAAGTTCATCTGTTTTATTGCCATCTAAATATCTGAGAATCGGTACAACAGATGTAGTTACACGAAAATCATTCATATAAACTTTTGCCATTTAAAATACCTCCTTAGTAAACATTAGTTCCTGTCTTGCCTGCAATCTCTGCAATGGTTTTTGAAAGCGTCTTTTTAGATGTTCCGAGTTTAATGGACTTGTATTTCCTAGTAAGCACATTGTAAGTTGTCTCTGTAATACGCATTTCTTCATTCACCCCTAATTCAGGGAAAATAACGGAAATTTTACGGCCACATGTTGCCTTACCTTCATAATTTGCAATACTACAACTTGTTGTAACTTCTGGGCTTGTTGAAAGCGTTGGGGCAGCGGCAATTAACTGTGCCTCTGTTGGCTTTTTTTCAAACTGAGAAGATAGATCACATAATTGTGCTGCTTGCATAGGGTAAGCATCAACAGATTTTCTTTTATATGCCCAAACCTGTTCTTCAACTCCATCAACTTCTTTTTTCCAAAATAACACCTGGTTAGATTTTGCATTGTCCATATCAATTTCACGTTGAAAATCTGACATATTTACAGAGTATTTAATAGGTTCAAGTTCTGGATCTTCGTCGTTTACTTGATTTTCTTTGTAAAATTCCATCTCTGTATCTTTGTTGTATCGCCAATATCCTCCACCGAAATGATCAAGAATACTTCCAGTTGTTCCTTTCATATGATCTGCAATAGACTTAATAGAATCTGATACAACCCCATAATCATATGTTGTATTAGGAACCTTTATTTTTACTATCGATTCTCCAGTATGATTAATGAGTTTATATTTTGCGGAAGAATACCCAGATAAGATTTCAGCAATTTCATCAAAATCAATGTAACCAACAGGTTCAACATAAATATATCTAAGCCTTGATGAAAGGTGTTCCGCCTTTACAGTGATTTTGTGATCAATGGTATATTTTACGTCGTAAATTTCAAACGAAAACTTCGTATTCTTTAATACGTCTTTATAACACTTGATAATGTTCCCAATCACTAGATTTTCAATGTTATAATCAGAAATTGCACACACCATTGATAAAGTAAGGTTGCCGTTCATAACCTCTGTGACTTCCATACTTAAAATATTTTCAGGCTGTTTGATTTGTTCGCCCCAAATGTTTTCAGGGTCTCCCTTGAATAATTGGACTTCATTTAGTTCTAACATTTTCTCACCGCCTTTTAAATTCTGTAATACATTGGTGCAATTTGTACATTTTTAAAAGATGATACGCCTTCTACTTCAAGATCGTGACGTCCACCGCCAGGAATAACAAGTAAAGTTCCAGAAAGACCAGCGTATACTTTTTTAATCTTTGATAATTTATTATCCCACGTGCACGCCGTACCTTCTAAGCCGTTGAAATCAAAGCCAACTTCAGAAGTTGCTGCGTATCCTAGAGATTTGCTAACCGAAATATAATGTTTGTTACCTTCACAACCAAAGCTTTGTCCATATGTACCATCTGGGACATAACATCCAGACATTAAAATATATGCATCAAATTGTGTAGGGTTGTAAAATGGAAAATAAATATCATTAGTATATTTATAGTAAAAGTACGTTGTTTTACCCTCAACTACTGAGTTTGATGATTCCATTCTAAGATTTTTTGATTTGGCAACGTCAAAACCCAAAGTACATTTTACTCCATAATATTTTGTTCCATCTTTTCCAACCAATGGAATTTCAACAACCCCATCATTAGCATTTACTTCAATATCTTCACTTACTGTAGTTCCGTCTGATTTGTAGAAATTAACATATCTACATAAGAATCTTGTTACAGCCGGAATGAATGTAAATTTAAGAGTGCTTCCTGCGTTTGTAACTTTTGCATCGATTGAATATTCTGTACGATTGCTATATTGGTCAATAGTGTATGGACATAATACATAATCACGCGCTATCATACTTTCACGAAGGAAACGCTGAGGCTTGCAATTGAATTCGAGATCAAAAGATCCTGAGTCATTGCCTGTTCCTGTATGTGCGTCCGCTGTAAAAGGTCCCCTGAATTCCGCATAACGTACCTCGTCTGGGTGGTATTGGTCAATTAGTGTATGATATCCAGGGTTAGAAAATAAATACCCGCGCAACTTCTCAACATTTTCACCGAAATTGCTAAGAATATTACAGTCAGGATATTTTACTGTAACATTGTTCCAACCCCCATTATCAACAAGAATATCTCCGTTACGTCCCGGTACATGGATTTGATCGACATCTCGTGAAGGGGCCCCATAAGTCCCCTTCCCAAGAATAAACATCTCACAAGCGGCGCCAATATCGACGCCGTTAAATTCTAAAAAGCTATACCCATCTTTGAATGGGAATTGTTTCATATTATCGTATGCCATTAGTAGGCCTCCCTTCTTACGCGGTCAAAAATGACTTCCGCCACTTTGTCCGCAAGTGTTTCTGTATCTTGTCCCGGCGCGCCATATACATTGATAGTAGTAGCACCATAATTAGTTGTATTTCCTGATCCTTCGCTATAGTAAGATCCACTAGAAGCACCGACAATACCGTCAGTAGTGATTGTACCGTTTAATCCTCCAGAAATTGCCCCGGCTGCAAGTCCCGCTGCCTTCTGTAGCATAGGAATTCCAGCTTTAATACCGCTAGCAAGTCCTGACATCATGTCCGGCATGTATGTGTGGAAGTCGCTAAGTGGTCCAACATCTGGTTCTGAGAAATGTAAGAAGCTTCTGATTTTATTAGCAACTCCGCTAACAGCACTAGTTACTTTGCCTATAGCACCTTTGATGCCGTCTGCGATACCATCGATGATATCACGACCCCAGCGTAAAGCTTCACCAGGTAAACTTGTAACAAAGTTTCTCACTCTTCCGAAAATATCCGAAAAAATACCAGGGATTTTTTGAATTGCGAATTTTATCCCGTCAACCATACGGCCAACTGTATTCCCAATATGTTCCTTAATTGCGGTCCAAATTGATGACGCAATTCCACTAATACCATTCCAAATTGTAGAGAGTGCATTTCCAAGATTTGAGAAGATTTTCGAAGCATCTTCTTTTAGCTTTGTAAAATTTCCAGTCACAAGATCACATAATAATAATACGGGACCTAGAACGACATTTTTGATATACTCCCATGCACCAGCAGCGATATCTTTGATTCCGTTCCAAATTCCTGTGATTAGATTTTTCATGATATTAAATTCTGTTGTTACAAAATTTACGATTAACTGCACGACTGGGTTATTTAATATTGCGGTGAAAATCCCAACGAACATCGAATATATATTGTTCCATGTATTTATTACGGCATTTTTTACCTTTTCCCATACTGCAGCAATTGTTTCTGTGATTGTGCCCCAGTTTTTAATAATTAAAATGAGGGCGGCGATTGCCGCAACGATCCCCAATATAATCCAGGTTGTAGGATTTGCCATCATTATAGCGGTTTGAACAGCCATAACAGTATTGTATACAGTGAGTGCAGCATTAAGTACACCGAATGCAACGGCTACTGCCACTATAACATCTGCTAAACCCTCGATATCACCTACGTTGTCAATAATCAACGATAGACCATCAACAAAAAGCCCAATACCGTCACCAATTATAGAAAAGAAGCCTCCCCAGTCGAAAGATGAAATTCCGTTCACAATATTTGTGATAGCATCAGCGATACTATTTCCGATTGATTCCCAGTCCGCTGTTTGTGCCCACGCGATTGCTTGCTGCACTAAATTAGAAGCAACGTCAGCCAACGCTTGAAAACCTGGAAGCATTGCTGTTACAAGTCCATCAATATTAATTCCATCTAAGCTATCAGAAATACCAGAAATAGCACCAATACCTACTTGAGAAATCATGTCAAAAGCGGGCTGTAGCTTGTTTACAGCTGTTTCACGTAATCCATCCATCGCTTGATCAACAGTTTTGTATTCTGTCGCCATTTTTGTAAACTTGTCAGATGTTCCGGCTTTTTCAACAGCATTAAAGAAATCTGTAGTAGATACAGTTCCAGACTGAATATTGGTGATCAAGTCCTGAACACTCATGCCCATTTCAGAAGCAACGGCAGCCATACCAGCAGGGGATTGTTCAAGCATTAGCTTAAAATCTTCCCATGCGACTTTAGGTTTAGCCGCCATCTGTGTGGCTTGCTGTGAAAGCGTCTTCATAGCCTGTGCTGGGTCTGCAGAAGCAGCAGCAAGACCGCCGAAAGCCTTTACAAGGTTCTGCGCGCTTGCAACGCCTACCGCGTCAAGCTGTGAGTATGTAGAAGCCATATCAGAGGAACTATAAATTGTCGCCGTCGCAAAATCCTGCAATTCTTTTTTAACTGCTTGAATTTCGCTTTGGCTGTGTTTCGTACTAGCATTTGTCTCGAACGTCTGCCATGCTTTAGAAGATTCTGAAAGATCGCCCGACAAGCTACCAATAGCACCAACGACATTCTGAATACCTGATTTTAATAAGTTGAGTCCGCCAGTGATAGCACTAGACACTAAATTGGCCTTCAAAACACCACCGAATATACCGGCGTTGTTGCTTCCCTCTTTTAAGCTGTCGTCTGTCTTTCCGAGTGCCTCCTGTACCCTTTTCATCGCATCGTTAAAGTCCGATTCATCGCCTTCAATCTTAACAGAAAGTGTATAATTTGACGCCATACATTATAACCTCCTTCCTGGCTTATTTTTTCCTTGTGATTTTTCCCGCGTTTGCTGCGTAGATCTTTTTGATCCATCCGGCCTCGCGTTTTTCAATCTCCTCAATAGAAGATAATTTTTTCTTTTTATCATTTTCATTCACTACTGGCATTTTTTTACGCCATAATTCGCGGAAACGTTTTCCTTTTTTCCTATTCGCATTTGCAACAGCATTTAATACTGCGTTACGAATAAGAGTGGTATCAGATACGGTTTTATCTTCGTATGCTTTTTTTATGAAAGCTTTTTCCGTAGGCGTTAGTTCGTCATATTGCTTTCGTGAATAGTTAAAATGAACAACGAACCACGCAAAATCTATTTCATCCGCGTATGGTTCGATTTCCTTTATTTCGTCGGCTGAACGTTTATCAGTTTGGAAATACTGGTAATCCGTTAGCCTACGCGGAATAAAAAAGGGCAGTCCGCCTGAAGCTGTTTCTGAATTAAACCAACAACAGCAACGTATCCTTTTGTTTCGATAATCTCATCACAAATTTCTCTTGCTTTGCTAGGCGCGACAAAAATATCAGCGCCTTCTTCCTTTAGACCGTAAGAGAAAAACGCTTCTGTAGCATTAATAGACATTAGACCGCTGTTATCAGAAAGCATCATAGACATACTAGACTTACCGCCTGACGCGTTCTCAATCATTTTTAATCTGCCGATATTAAACTTTAATACATAATTTTTTCCGTTGTGTTCAAACATATTTCTGTTCTCCTTTGCTTTTTACATGTTTTTATAAAGAAAGCGGAGACAACTGCTTTAGTGTTATCCCCGCTGCGCAGCTTACTGCGGCTTTGTATCAGTAGAAGGGGTGTTTGCTGTAAGATCTACAAGTGCACCCATACCCTGTAGCGATACACTGTAAGTCATAGCATCGTCATATGGTGCTTCTAAATTATATTCTGTAATGCACGCAAGACCGCCAAAAAGGCCTTTTCCTGCTTTCTGATCATATACTTTGATACATACTGGGTTAGACTTTTCAAAAGCATCAGAAAGCGCCTTGTGTGCGTTTCCATCTTTAACATACACACCGCCGTTATCAATTGACCATTCTTTCATACCAGCGATAGAAGACTTCCAGCCTCCTTCTGTATCTTTAGAAGTGACTTCGATTGTATCAGCCGAACGGTTGATAGTTAATGATTGCTGACCTTCAATAGCAAGCAGATTAGCGCCTGTAGCGTCCCAGATTGCTAATACAATGTCTTTACCAGCTGTGGCGCTTGCTGCTTCACTGGAAAAATCACAATAAGCGTTGGCGTCAAATCCACCTTCGAAAATTTGTGACATATATTTTTTAGCCATTTTCTTATACCTCCATTTGTTTATTTGATTTTAAAGCCGTAAGAAATCTTGAATGAAAAACCCACGACTCCGTGTTTTTCGCCTGTCTCTTCGTCCTGAATTGTCTGTAATCCTTCATCAGTCTGCATAACTAGGACGTATGGGGCAGGAATAGTAATGTCCTCTGTCATAGTTTCTTCAATGTCTTCAATAAGCTTATACAGCGGGACAGAAGATTTTACCGCGTCGGCTATAACGTGGACCCATATAGTGTAGTTTTTACAAAACATTGTCTTTGTGTCCGCAGGTTCTACACTAACAACCTGTGCATATGAAAAAGGGGATACCGCATCAACCGGCACAACGTCGTAACACTTCATGTTCGTGTTTGCCTCAATCTTTGCTTTAACCGCCTTCACAAGTTCTGTAAGTGGAAATTGTTTTAGCATGTTGTATCACCCCTTCGCTATTTTTCTTATTGCGTCTATTAAATCCTCTTTATATATTGGTGCTTGTGTATCAACGTTATCTTTCAAGAAGTGCTGGCCCGGTACGAATCCGCCACTTTTTGTCCTATGCCCATACTCAACATGTGGGGCATACTCTTTAACATATCCCATTGTGTTTTTTTCAAATCTAACAGAAGATTTCAACTCACCATGTGGACCTCCTGGCCTAGTCGCCTCTGTAGAGACAGGTGTTCCACCTTTGCCTTTACGCTGTGCGCGCTGTACCATCTGCCCCATTTGCTTTGTCACTACATCATCAAAGCTTGCTTGTGAAAGCGCCTTTAATTGATTAGCTAAATGTTTTGTAGCATCAACGCTATACTCAATTTTCATTTCTGTGTGACCTCGCATGAATTACAACCCAGCGTTCTGATAACTCCAGGATCATTTCAATCGAATATTTCACGCCGTCAATCAATACCGAATCAACCCCGCGTAATACCTTGCGCGGAATCAATAAGGCATATTTCGAAGTGTTGCGTGTTACATCTGACCCGTATAGAGAAATTTCTTCCGCTGTCCATGGTGAAAACCTTGCGGAACATGTTGCTTTTACATCCCACCCATTGGGTGTAACGTTTCCTAACTCGTCCTCTGTCTCTTTTGGCGTTAACAATAGGCATTTTTTATACATCATAAGAATCGAACCCTTTTTGAACTTCCAACATTGTCGCTATTGCGGTATATCGAAAACTCGCTTTCATATTCTGATAAAATATCGTCAATAAATGTATCAGAGAAAACCCCCGAAGCATTTTCAGATTTGATACCCTCATAGTAACGTCTGCGGTATGCTTTAACAGAAGCCTCCGCACATACACCATAAAATAAAGCAGGAAATTCTTTTTCGCTTGAAATACCAAGGCGGATACATATACGATCAAGGACGGTCTGGGAGATTTCTCTCATGACCGCCTTGTCGCACAGTTCGCCTGTCATACGGCACTCAATACGCTTTTCAATTTCAGAAATCATATGTCATGCCTCCTTGTTCCGACTATTTGGCAGCAGCAATAGTAGCCTTTACAACACCAGTTGCATCTTCTGGATAGAAGACAACACCAGACATAACTAATGTGTTGATAGAAGCGTTGTCACCTTTTACATAGTGAGTCATACCAACTAAGCCTGTTTCGTCAGAAGTAAGACCGAATGTTTCAGCAACATCACCGTCTGCAGAAACGTAAGCCCCGTTGATATTTTCTTTTTCTGTAGCAATAACTGTACCAGCTGTAACAGATGGATCGATAATAACAGTTCCGAGACCTAAGAAGTCCTCAACGTATTTAAACCCGAAAGCATTCTGTGTTGTGATCTGCGCAGTTGCTAAGTAATCAGCAACATCTGTAGTATTCACAAAGAAAATAGGTTCAACGTCAATATCCGTGAAATAAGTAGATACAGCACCCCATGCAGCAGCAAGTGCACCCTGTAAAGTAGCAACCTTTGCTGTAGCTTTACCTGCACCTGTAGCAAGCATTGTATAGAAAGCTTTCTTTACGTCTTTCTGTACGTCTTTTGTAAGTAAGTCGTCAGTTTTATTAACTGCCTTGTCTTTTCCCGATCTCTGGATGGCCTCAGCTGTAGTCTGTTTGCGGTACTTTTTGAGATTGATTTCAAAAGAATTTGCTAAAGTTCTATCGTACTTTGTAAGCCCGATTGTTTCACCCTCAGCAACCTGATCTGGTGTAGTCTTTTTAGTGTACTTGTACTGCTTCACAAGGCTGCCTGTTGGCATTGGTGTAAGTTCTGCAACACCTAAGATAGCCTGTAATGATTCAACACCAGCAACTAATCTCTCGTTGTGGTCGATAGAAATAGCTGGTTCAATATCAGTGGTTACAATTGTGCCTGCTTCTACAGCAAACATCTGTCTTAAATATTTATTCATAGTTTTTATACCTCCGTTATATGTTTTTTGCGCTTTCGCGCTGCTTTCATGAAGTGAGAAAAGCCTAAGCGTTTCTATCTCATGAAAGCCTATGAGTAGTCTGTAACATCACAATGTATATATGTTAGAAAATGTCTCACGTAACAGATCTTTATACTCATTGAGTGTTACTGAAAAAGGTCAATGTGTTCTGCGATCGCTTTCTGACGTTCCGCGCGGTTAGTAATCTTTAAAATGTCCGCTTTCGTCAGTGTGCTTCCGCCTTTACCAGTTGCAGGGGCTTTTCCCTTTAAAGCGTCTTTAACGGCTGTCTGTACCGCTTCTTTAAATGCCTTTGAGAATGCCTCAACTTTGGCTTTTGTGCTGTCGGCGTCTTCTGCGATTAAGCTAGATACTACATCGTCAGGTACGTTCACGCCGTCATCGTGTAACATAGTTCTAGCTGTCTTTTCCATTTCCGCAATGCTATTTGCATGCTTTAATTCGTCTAATTCTTTCTGTAGTGTATCGCGTTCGTGTTCCGCTTTTTCCTGTGCGTTCATCCCAGCCAGCTTCTCAGCCTCGGAAATCTTTCTTTCCTGTTCTTTCTGCCACTTAGCAAACTTCTTATTGATAATCTCGTTTACGTCGGCGTCAGTGTATTTCTTAATATCCTTGTTGTCTGGTTCCGCGTTTCCATTCTTTCCGCCCTTGTCGTCGGCCCCTGGGTTTCCGCCTTTAGCGCCATTGTCGTCGTTCCCGTCGTTGCCTCCGTCTTCTGCGAAAATCTGTCTCAAATAATCTTTAAATTCCATAATTTAGTCCTCCATAATTTAAAGTCATAATGCTTGACTGTATTTTTCCATAGCTTTTAACGACTTCAACGCTTGGTCGCTTTTCATGACTCCCGCCAGGAAATCATAAAAAGGAAATATAAAAAGAAGCTGAAAAGCTTCTTTAAATAACTTTTACATGTTCGGGGTATCCGTCCTGTAACAGCCTCATACCCACCATAAACGCCTCCACAAGGAATAAACTCTTATCCCCTAGTTCTTCTAGGGATAACTCATAAAAACCCCTAGAAAGCGAAAATACAGGCTTCTCATGGGCAAGCTGTTCGATAGAGGCGGTTAATGTCTGTACCTGTGAAGTGACAGCCTCACATACAATATCTTTTCCGCGTTCTGCATATCCAGCATGACCGCTAACCGTTAATGTTTTCTGCGTTCTTTTAATCGTTATCATTGGCTTCACCACCCATAAGGAATTTTTCGAATTCCTCAAAACCGAAATTCTGTGATCCGTCGTAGCGTTTTACTTCTTTCCCGTCTTCTAAGAAAACGATCAACGGGATTCTAGCTACTTTATAAAATCTTGCCAGCGCCGGTTCTCTCTGTGCGTCGATAAAATCAACCTGTCCAGGGAAAACGGCAGCTAGGCCATCGAAATAATATTCTCTTAAGTGTTTGCATGGTCCGCACCAGCTTGCCATGAAGTACAAAAGCTTTCTTTCTTTTTTCACTTTTCTTTTTGCCATCCTTTTTTTAATCCTCCGTAAAATTCTTAATGATTTCAGCGGCTTCTTCTCTCTGTTCCGCTGTGTATTCTCTGCTTGTGATTCTGTCATTCAGCCACTTGTCCCAGTCAACGGCTGGTTCCGTGTGGCATCTACACCACGGGTGCATTGGCGGATAATTTGTACCATCGCTTGCCTCTGATATGTCGTATACATTGCCCTCTAATGCTTTGCAGTCACTGCACACGCGATTATCGCCGGCTGTACAATACCTGTATTGGTTAATGCCTGCCTCCGCGAAAGCCTCCGAATTTGCACGATTAAACATTCGCGTCCCCTCTGTATATAGAAGTCTGTAAGCACTTCTACGAGATACACCATCGAAACGGTCGCATATCTGCCTGCTTAGCTTGTCATAGCTGTCACCTCTGGCAATGCCTTTTGCGATATCGTTATTGAGATAATCCGCCAACTTTTCTCTGTTCGCCTTGAGTCGTTTCCCGAAGTCTGTATCTTTAATGATCTTCTGACCAACCTGTTTGGCGGCCCTACCGTCAAACTGATTAAAAGGGATCAGCCCTTGCACGCCTTCATAAGTGGAAATTGTGTAGGAGAGAAGGTGCTGTCTGATTAACGCCTCTTCCTCTGACGAAAGCCCTAATTGTTGCTTCATGATTGAAAGCTGTAGTCCCTCCAGGCGGTTAAGCTTGTAAATAGACTGACGGACAGGCCTTAGTGCTGCATGTTCCGGATGCAGCCTAAAGAAATTGTCCATGTCCTCATAAAGCATAGTCGCTTCTTCTTTAGTTAACTGCTTCATCATTTGGCGGTACTCCAGCACGTTGTCTCTGCCGTATGTCTGATAATAATAAGCAATCTCTTTTTCCAGTTTCTTTGATTCACTATCGTAAAGGCGGGAAAGCTTTTTCTTTAAAGCCTCCTCGCCTTTTTCTAAGTCTCTTTGCAACTCATTGAGTGTATTTGTGTAATTACTCATTCAGCCCACCGCCCGTTCTATTTGTCGGGTAATCGGTGCTATAGCTTGTCTTGTCTGCTTCAGCGTCAATCTTTTTGATTTCGTCCTTGGCGTCGTCAACGATAGACAATGCTTTCAGCTGTGTTTCCTTGCTTGTCACTCCTGAAAGCTGCGCTGCAATCTGTGCCTCTTCTAGCTGGTTAGCTGGAATGTTCTGTGTAAATTGATAATCAATAAACAACCAGTCGTCCGCTTTAGCGCTTGTAACCGGATTAGAACAGATCAGTCTATATCTGCGGTTCATGGCCCCGATAAACTTATTTTGCTTCATCTTTGCAAGATTTGACATTGCTAAAAGCTTGTATTTCAAGGCGATGCCAGAAGAAGCCCCGAAGTTCTCGTCTGAAATATTTGCAACCATTGCAATTTGGAAAATGTCAGTTCTTAAACGGTCAATAAGGTTTTCCTGTGTCGTGTCGCCGTTTGGTTTATCCATAAATTCAACGACAAGTTTTCCGTCCTCGATTCCGTCAAAGTTGATAATACGATCATCTCTAATCGTCTTCAGGTCCTCATCCTTAAGCTTAGCCCCCAAGATCTTCAAATATGCGTCCGCAAAATAATCAACGTCGTTTGCCTTTTCACTAAGCGCCTTGTTGTATGCATCAATCAATGATAAGACAGGTTCGAATAATCCAGTACGTTCCGCGTTTTCTAAGAATTCAGTAGCTGGGACTCCATCGAATCCATGCATTTTTTCGTACTGATCAAATTTGATACCGCCGTCTGCCTTAAAGTAACGCACTGTTTCATCGTCGGAAATTGAACCGCGTTTAATGTTGTGGTTGTCGGTATAAAGTCTTATGAAATAACGAGGCTGGGGTATAATGCTTTCATTATAGATAATAAAAGCATTCATAGGGGAGAGGACTGTAGAAGCTACTTCTCCCATTTCGTCGACATAATACATTTCATATACACTCCCGAAAATATCACATGTTTTCGCGATTTCTGCGTTCTGATCATCCATACTGTTGTATCTGTCGTATCTTTGCAAGAATTCATTAATTCGTTCATCATTAGAAGTAACCTTAATCGGGATCCCACAAAAGAATCCATTCATTGTATCAACAATGTATTTTGCGAAATTAGTTGCCAGGCGGTTGTCCGGCTTATATGACTTTTTCTTCGCCTGATGAAAGATTGCATAGTCAGTCTGATATGCATCATCTAAGTATTTATAATGCGATTGCACAAGCAGTTCATGCTGGCGGATGTATTCCGCAAGTAGTGCTGGTGTCATAACTTCATCGTCGGCAATTCGGAAGATCTTATCCTCTGCCTTGATGATCTTTCTGAAATAATTTTTTCTTTTCATCTTTATAATCCTCCCGAAATCCTGTTTCGATGCGTTGTTCCTTTTTCCATCTGTCTGATAAGCGATGCAGCACTGTCTGGGCAGTCGTCGTGTTCTGCGTTTTCAGTATAATCTAAAACCTGGTTCATATAATCACGGTCAGTTTCCTCCAGCCAGTAGATGTTTTTCCACTCACGACGAAGATATGTTGAAATCTTGACGTATTTATTCTGTTTCTCCTGATAAAGCTTCGGAACCATACCTCGCTGCTGTAATTCCTTAGCAAGATAACCCTTGTCGGCGTTCTTTTCATTGAATACAGTCCCTACTCTAAATCGGTCCTGCAACACCTGGATTTCTGTCAAGCAATCGTCAACGTGCTTCTGCCATGTCTTTCCAAGCGCGTAGATTTTGCCGTTGGCTTTTTTCATGATGGTATATGCGGTCCAGTCAGCCCCACCGTAGCTGGCGTCTATGTGAGAAACGCCTTCATAAAGTAAAGCTTCATCGGTGAAATAATTAGGCTTGCCGAACAATGCCTTGTCAGAAGCTATATGTTTCAATTCGTAGTTAGCAGCAAATAATGAAGGGTCCATACTTTCTCGTAGATCCCTTAGTTTGCTTTCGCTGATAAGGCCAGTGGAATAACAATCGTAGAATTTCTTATTGGGCATAAGTTCACTTATGGCGTCCTGTTTATGCCAAGGTGTACATGTGTTAAATATGCGTCCGCCCCTGTTCTTAATGTTCTGCAGTTCCTGATACTGTAATTTTGTTCGGTCTCGTTCAGCCTGTGAAATTCTGTCTTGTACGTTAACAATATCATCTGTAAAAATGTAATCGCTGTGCTTTCCTGTCAAAGACGTATAGATACCAAGGCAAATAAGCTGTGGCGTTCCTTTTGTTCCAGTGTTCAAATTCGTGTCAATCTGATATGAATTAGATGTGATCTGAAGATCAACCCCGTAAATCTCTTTGACTATGTACGAAAAAAGATCACTTCGCAATATCTTATCGGTCTGCTTCGCGATCTCAATAACGTCTGTGTCTGTTTTTCTTATGAATATAGTTGTTTTAGAAGGCTTCAAGACAATGATTAATGCAAGCGCAAAAGACACACAAGTTGTTTTATATGAACCGCGATGGGCCAGCAACGTTTCGTCTGCTTCCTGCCTCCAAACCATGTCTTTAATCCATTCGTCGTGTAAGTCGGTTAAGAGATCAAACCCTAATAGCCTTGCGTATTTAACGGGTTCTTCCTTTAACGATTTTACTAGCTTTATGTTCACCGTTAATCACCCCCGTTTAAGTCTAAACCTCTTCTCCCTTTAAGATAGCTTCTACTTTTGAAGCTGTTTCTGATACAGGCGTAGAAACATTAACATCCGTTTCTCGTTTATCTCGCCACTCATCATGTTTACGGTTTTTAAGCCAAAAGATCTGTGCTGTAGTATTCGGTGGGTAGTATTTTTCATCCGGACCCATGAAACCAGTAGCGCTTTTAAATAATGCATTTTCAACTTCACGGTCCGCTGTTTCCTTAGATTCTTTTAAGAGTTCCGCAAATTCTACATTTTCGTTTTTCCACTTGTAGAACGTGCTTTTCCCAATGCCCATATTTTTATAAATTTGTTTTTCGATTAACCCATCTCGGCACCAGCCCTGGATTCTTAATTTATTTTCTGGGGTCAGCCATTCAGATACGTCAATTTTTTTTCTTCCTGCCATATAATTACCCCTTTCTTATATTTGTGTGTCCTCGTTTTATTTAAAAATAGATAGGGCGGTAAAAAAATAAAAACCTACAAAAAGTAGGGAAAGGAGGAAAAATGAGAATGTGGAATAACCGCCCTATGAATAGAAAAAGCAGGGATCCTTAGTTCCTGCTTTTTTCTACTCTATTATTGTATCATGCGTAGTCTGGACTGATTGGACCAAGTTACAAAAAAATAACCCCGACTGTATAAGCCGGGGTAGTAGTGGTTATTTTATGAATTCATATTCGAATAAAGTTGGTACGATTTCATCGTTGTAATACTCTTTACACAATGCTTTCATTGTCTGCAGTGCTGAATGAACTTCTATGTTATTCCATACCGTTTTGTTGTCTTCGTCTTTGTATGATGTGTCAATTTCCGCAAATATCTGATAAAGCCCGTATGTGAGAGAAGAGTCGTATTCTTTTGTCTTTTTTACTTCTGACATTAACAATTCCCACTGTGACAAGATCTTTCTCTCTGCTTCATTTGGGGAAAGCTTCTTTATATCTTCTGAGGCTATTGTTGGGCCGTTTGTTGTATCCAAACACAATTCGTTTCTATAAAAGCGCCCGTCACTTCCTGTAAATGTTCTCATGTGGTTTTGCATTTCTATACATGTAAACAATAAACATTTTCTTAACCATTGGTCAAGCTTTCCTGAGGCTACATCCGCCTGGTACTTGTCCGCCCCGTCAGCTGATTTCATGATCCTAGCGCGTTCTGTCCACCCACGGTTATATGTAATATATCGTGACATGCAAAACAACGGAATTTTTTGCAAATAGTTATCTTTTCGCAAATAAAAACCATTTCCGTCATATCTACCAGCAACTAAAAGGCTTGAATCTAAATCTGGGTTATCAAATCCAGAACTATGTGTAACCATATATCCAATAATATCATCCGATGTTGCAGGTTTATTTCTTTGTACGCCACCTATCTTTTCAAGTCCATTCAATCCGCAAAGAATGCCATATCTATCCTCTGCATTTATGGGCCTTTTATCATAGTAAGTTGTGCTTACGCTTGTTTCTACTCGTTTCACTGGTAGCTTTCCTACTGGTACTAATTCGTCTATTTTATCATTGAAATCATATCCGCTAATTTCAAAAGAATCTATCTGTGCGTCAATATTCGCCCATAAAGCAACCATAACACAAGCGTCTATGTTTGTATGGAACCACCTTCTATTAAATGCAAAACCATCTATAAAAAGCTTGTTGATAAGATGTTGCGCTTTCCAATATTTAACAGGAGAGTAGACAATATAACTGTCTGTATCTTGTCTTAGGTAATATTCAAAGCCCGACCAAATAAAAGCATTCCCTAAATCATTAATAGGTCGGCCAACAACTCCGGTTAGATTCTTTTTCATCTCTTGCACAACAAAGCTTGTTTTCCATGCGTTCGATTTTCCGCTTGCTTTTGTCCTTTGATGTTCCGCGCTTGTTGTCTCCGCATAAGGAGGATTTTCAAATATAATGATCGTACACTTAGGGTTATCTATATATTGCTTTATAACGGGATTTTCTACATATTCCTGACTTAATGCATCGGCCCCACGCACTAGCCCGGCGTTGAATGTATCTGCTGCCTCTACTGGTGGGATAATGTGGCGCACTTTTGCCCCCAGGATTTCCTGCATAACCTTGTACTCATAATACTCAACCGTTGAAAGAATACAATGAGATAATTCTTCATCTGTTAGACCTTTCTCAAGATTTCCTGTACCTGCGCAACGATCAAGAATAATATAGTCGTTCCCATCTGGGACTCTTGCAATTGCCTTCCTTAGCAGTTCATGGGACTTAGCCGCGTATGCTTCCGGAGTATAGAATGCCCCTAAATTCTTTTTCTGTAGTGTGTCGTTCAATTTATCCATCAAATACTGGAATTTGATATTAGTTGTACCATTATAGGGAATTATGTATTCTTTGAATACCGAAGGATTTCTGATTTCTCCAATTGTCTTATGTCGTCCGCTGTCGTCGCCTATGAAGTCCTCTTTTCTTGCTGTTGCTACTGCTTTATAATATGATGTAGCCCAACCAACGACGCAGTTTTCATCTATATGAATTTTCGTATATTCATTTTCTTTTAATGTCTTAATTAAATTGGCAGCTGCGACCTGATCCGCATAATCAAACTTTGTTATATAACTGTGACCAGTAAAGCCACTGTTAGACTTAGAAGCGCCTCCGAAGTATACCTTTTCAATGTCTGATAAATAGTCCTGTGACTTATATAAATATGCCTGTTCGCCGTTTAAGTCCACGATGACAATATTAGCCGGGATCGGTTTTCCTTTAATTCTTAAAGCCGATAAGTACTTCACGCACTGAAAGAGTACGGCGTTTAAGTCACTCACCCTTAGCTTAAATTCTAATAGGTTTCCGTTCAAAATTCCGTCATTGTCGTCCGCTAGTATATCATCCAGGCTTAATGCTGGATTGATCAACGGGAGAAAAGCGTTATAAAAATCGAGTTGTCCTTCTCGTTCAGTTGCATAATTTGCCATTTTCCATTCCACCTTTTTGTATTTAAAATTATATACAATTTTACCATAGTTTCGTGTATGATTCCATGTGAAAAAATGACAAATAAAAAAGTGCTGAAATGTTTACACGATTCAACACTTAATCAATTCAGCCTGTACTCGTTACCTTGTCACTCAATGAGTGTCTTATTTTTTCCTACCGAAATAACGCATAATTTTTTTACGGCTATTATAGTAACTTGGAAAACCATAAACCTCTGTAGACGTTTGGACCCATGACTTGTTAAGCACGTAATGAAATCGGACAATACTACGGATCTCGGGATCGTCCACTGTCGAAAGCCATGCTTCAACCTCTAACAGTAAATTGGCAGCTTCAGAGTACTTATGATCGTAAAGGTCTTTCAATTTCAAAATCTTCTCTACAGCGCTTTCTACGGGACTCCAAACATTGTTTGAATGTGAACCACCATTCCTACAAAACTGCGGGCTTTTGTATGTGTCGTAGAGGCTATTAATTGACTCACTCAATGAGTGCATTTCTGCAACTAATCCTCTGTAGTTCTCCAGCTTCTCTATTGTCATGCCTTGTGTATTCTCTTTCATTTACTCCACCCCCTTATCTTTCTTTAATCCTGCACGCACCAAGAAAACGTCTGTAAACTGCTTCGCTGTAATCTTTTGATTTGGTACATACCATTTCCTATGCTTTGCGTAATAAAATTTGGTAACTATCGCTTCCGCACCATTTACATCTTTTGGGGCCTCTACGCTATGAGACACAACTGCAACGACACCCAGACCGCCGCAATCACTCACGCAGTCTGCAATGCTACAATATGTGATCTCCTCACCAACTGACATCTTTGCGTCTCGGTGCTTGAATTCATACAATAAAACAGCCTGCGGATAGTGCATTTCTTTATGGCTTCTCTTTGTGAAATGCAACACTGCATCAATATCCATCGGATGAAAAATTCCATGTGGATCGTCTTCAAACTCTTTGTTATAGCAAATCCCATCATATGAAATAAATTGAGATTGTGCTATACGGTCTCTAATACTCATTTTTTTGTCCTCCTATAATTAATGAAGGACGAAATATATCTAAACACTCATTGAGTGTATTTTTCTATGTTACGATTTTTTAGTTATTGTTGCGTTTAATTTCTAATTAGCGCCTCTACACGGCGCTTTACGTTGTTGCGGGCTATATATTTCGCCCATGTTGTGTTGTGTTTTGTTGGTTATTACTTAAACGGTAATTGGTCTGGTTCGTCGTCGATACCGAAATAGTCTCTTACGAGGTTTTCGTGTACTTCAAAAGCTTTTTCTTCTTTTTGTGTATAAACGAATGGTTTACTTAAATATTCTCTTTTTCGATCTTCGGCTTTTGATCCGTCGGGATCATCCTCCATTTGTCTAAGCCACATCTCAAATCCTTTGAAAAGAATAGTAGATGGGCGCGCCCACTCTTCGTGACCACCGATAAACTCATCGCACTTATATTTAATAACCTTTTTAATCGTGTCTACCGAATAGCCTTTTTCAAGTAAAGTTGTAACAAAGCGGGTATTTGTTTTACCCATACCGAAGCGGCCTTCCTTACCAACGACTTCGTTAAAGTAGTCCATAACTTCTTTTACTTTTTCAGATTCTTTAACTTCTTGAGGGGTTTTCTTTGCTTCTTGTTCTCGTACGCTTGCTGCAATCGCTTCTGCAGTTGGAATCTTATCCGCTAGTGTGGTACGATCCTTTGCATATCTATATCCGATAGGGGTTAATGTGTAACTGTTTTTATTATTTGATTTGATTCTAAAAATCAGCCCTTGGTCCTCTAATAGATCAACTAAAGTAATAACTTGATCTTTGGATGAGAATTCATTCAGGAAATGAAGAATTCCAGTATACGACGTCTTAAAGTAAGGAACGCCGTATTTATCGACTTCGCCGCTTGCTAATCTTGACTTCACGTTATAAGCGATATGCCAGAATAAACTAGCGGCGGCAATGTTGCCAGCTAGATCCCTTGCCAGCGCAGGGTTATACATGTGAACTTCGCAATTATCGTTGTCTACATGTTCCCCTACTGTGAATTGTCTTTTTTGCCTGCCTTTATATTTTCTACTCATTTGTTAACATCTCCTTTTTTACAAAGCTTTAGGAAGTCCTCCGCACTCAAGATAACCATCCATGGTGCATATGACTGTCTATAGAAGAGAACTGGGGTTTTCCCGCTTGCTTTGGAATCGTTTACTGCCTGGGCATAATATTTCCAGCTGAAGCGTTCAGTACGCTTAACTTCGATATGAAGAGGGAGGCCCTCGACCCTAACATCGGGGGCGTCTCCTGTATTGCCGCAATATTGGGAACTGCGACGGGCATTATACCCAGCCGCTTTCAGCAAGTTAGCAACCTCTAACTCACCAATCTTTCCTTTACGCTTACTCGACCTACCAATATCAGCTTTTGATTTTGTCTTTGTTGCCATAATTTGTTACCTCCTAACTAATTGAACACCTTGCCGAGATCGGTTAACTCTTGAATGTCTTTTTCCGTTAAGCCGAGGCTTTCTAAATCAATTTTTTCACCTTCAACTTTTTCTTGTTTTGGTTGCGGACAGATTGCCTCGTTAAATGTCAACTCTGTTTTAGCTTCCGTTTGTGCTTGTTTAGCTTCTTTGACGATATCAATAAGCTGCTGTTGTTTCTTTGCCTTTTTTTCTGCGTCGTACATTGATTTTAATTTCTGAATGTTACCCAGAATGTGGTGATATTGATACATCCTTAAATCCTGGAGATTGTGCACTCTGTAGGCACGACAAATAAACTGTTCATCCATTCCGTTCTCATTAAGTACTTGTCTGATTGCTTTAATTTCGTTGACTGTCACTAATCTAGTGTCTCTTGCTGGCTTTTGCGCCGTCGTTTGTGGCTGTGTTGCTTTCTCTACGGGTTTAACAACCGGCTGTGACTGACTTTTGCATTCCGGGATGTCCTCACCGGCATAAATGTACAACCCTAAACCATGTCTGGCTATTGCCTTAGTGATACATCTTTGAATCGATTTATTGACATCTACTGACGACACCTTATCAAGCGGAATACTTTTGTTGCGATAATCCATTACTGGAAGCATTTCGATATGTTCGAGGCCGTTGATTATTACACCAACCTTCACCCAGCATGTTCTGCCGTCAGTATAATAATTTACTGGCCCCCATTGAGTGTCACGTTCAAAAACCTTATAGGTAGCAGTAGGATCTAGCTTCTTAACTTCTCCCCAGGCATATGCCCATGATAGGTAAGTTAAACCATTCTTTTTCTCAGTCTTTCCACTAACGTTGATACTGTTAAGTGTTTCAAATACACTTTTTTTATTGTTTTCCATATTCTTTCTCCTTTTTTCATTTCTATACTATATATATATGTCAGAATTTCTTTATGGAAAGCTGTATGTAAACAGCCTACTACCATAATCTGCGGTAAGATTTCTTATTACCGTCACGTTTAGCTGCGTAAGCCATTGCTTCGCGTTTCTTCGCAAAGATTACGATGTTATAAGTATTAGTAAGCATCGCGCCACTCTCTATCGCCTGGACAGCTGTATTTTTTTCAGTACTTGTATACCAGATAACCTTTTTCATGTCTTACGCCTCCCCTACAAGTGTTTCAAATTCTTCTTTGGTTTTGCAATTTTCGAACATCTCTGCGCTTCTTTCAGCTGCCAGCGCCTGGATACTCTCGATTTCTTCATCGTCGGCAAAGATCTGCGATAGATATTGATCCTCCATTTTTGCGTCAGATTTTGCTAACTCTTTTAAAAATTCGTTTACCATATTTTTGTCCTCCTTTATGGCTTTGAGAATACGAAAAAAGCGTGACACGATAATCAGTGATGCTAGAATCTTGTCTAGCTGTTCGATTATTCGTGCCACGCTTTATAATAAATGACCATACACAGTACAGGACCTACATCGCTTTGCGATGCCTGCACCTACCTCTATTAACGCACGCTACATTGTTCCGATTTTTAAATTGCTTTGTTCTTTGTTTGATAAATAAATTTTGCTTTTTCATATTCTCTATTCAATTGTTAAGGTAAGTAATTACTTCCCTTACCTTGATTACATTATCATTATAGCACTGGTTGTCCAAATAGTCAATATTCTTATATACTTTTTTAAATTATTTTTTCTATACAAGATGAAAGTATTTACTTTATGCACTCTTTGGGTGTATAATATCATTATAAAGAGGAGGTGCATAGCATGACAAACAAAAAAATCATAGGAGATAATATTCGCCGTATATTAGTCGAAAATAAAAAAACTGGTAAACCTGGAGTGCCGCACACTCAAGTAGAACTTGCGGCGGCGCTTGGGACTAGTAAACAGCAGGTCGGGTCATATGTGAACGGCCGCCATGTTATGAGTGCTAAGGCGCTTCTGAAAACAGCTGAAGCATTAGGCGTTACTCAGTACGATCTCACGGGAACTGCAGAGGACCTTGAAATCGTAAATATCGGACGATTTGTTAAGTCAACACCAGTACTTTTTAAAATCGTTGATATGATTAAAAATGGCGTTGTTACAGAGGATCAGCTGCAGAAAGTCGTTGAAGTTATCACTAGCCTTAAATAAGAAATAGCCCCTGGCGTTATGCCGGGGCTTTTTTAATGCTTAAGATGTTATAATTCATTCATTAGATGAAAACGAAGGCTGGCTTATCCCCACATTATATATAGGAAAGCAAACAGCTTTTCCCCCTTCATGAAAGCGCCGCTCCGCGGCACTAGATGCCTTTTTTATCGCAAAAACTGTCATAAATAGCAAAATATCGCATTTTAAACGGGGTTTTTGTGGTAAATTCGCAAAATCTACGACTTTTTTACCAATTACCGGCACATGCAACAAGCCCCCGCCTTTTTTTTACCCTAATGAGTCGCGCAAGCGACATAAACAGCAACCGTTGATCGTTTGATTGTCAAAGCGGGATAGCATTCGACTTTACGCGAATCAAAAAACGCTGTGCGGTTGCAAAATTTGTCGACCGATACAAAGACTCCGATCTTTCAGCCTTATATATTATATTAGTGATGCTGGAGTATATTTACTCCACCCGTGGAGTATATTTACTCTACTCTAAAATGGTTGGGCAAACGCCTTATATATAAAATGATACGTATACATTATTAGCCCTATGCGTATATATATTGCGGTGCTATAATCGTAAGTGACAAGTTTATCAGTGACAATTACGGGGAAACAATCGGCGGCAATTATGCCAAGTGACAAAGTAAATGACAATTTGCATGTGATTATTTCGGCACTAAAAAAAGGCTAGGGCATTTATGTCCCAGCCAGTTTATGCTTTATTTATGCAATTTCTGGAAGAAA